TTATCTATTAATAAAATCTAATGCCTTATAAAGTGTATCAAATCTATCATTACCCTTTATCATAGTAAATTTTTCTTTAGTCATAGAACCAATCTTCTCACATGCTGCACCACCAATGACATAAAGATTTTGCGTCTGACCTGGCACGTAATCTTTTATATCACATATCAGTATTTTCCCATCATTATAACCCCAACCAACTACAGTTGCAGAGATTTTGTCAACTTCTCCATCATAAACAATTGTATGTTTGTACATCTGTTTAACTCCCTCATTATTTATATTTTTATTTAATACACCTTCTACAATTAACTTAGCAATACCTTCATGACCTAGTTTCTTAGCTTTCTCATAATCTTCTTTATTATCACAGAAGAAACTTTCAATTAATACTGCTGTAGGATTTGAACTATTTAAGATATATAATCCTTTATCTAATTTAGCTCTTCTATTTCTAAATACTGTACCTAGCTTATTACATATTCTAGTTGCATATTCTAAACCTTTATTACTATAATATAGAACTTCTGAACCTTTTCCTTGACCATCACTTGCATTTAGATGTAGTTCTATAAGTAAATCATATCCTCCACTATTAACTCTAGGTATTTTATAAGTCTTTTCTTCTGCTTTAGTTTTAAACTGCTTTTCAGGGCATATTATTACATCTGCCTTATGACCCTCTTTTCTAAATGTATCTGCTAATACTGGTGCAAGAGATTTATTGTATTGGTATTCGTTAACTACTCCATCAGCAGAAGTGCATGCACCACTTTTTAAAATACTGTGTCCTACTGTAATACATATTTTCATTATTTATTTTCCTCCTTCTTTTCAATAAAAAAACACTTACATATAGTAAGTGTTTATAAACTTCTTAAAGTAACTATTTTATTTAGCCAATATCTCTATCCAATTATTAGGAAAACCAATAAGCTTTAAGTCTATAGAATTATTATAATCATTAATTAACTTTTGAAGTTTTATAAAAAAACTATTCCAAATTAATTTATCCATAGTCAAATGCTTCATAGCAAGTATATAAGAAAATATCTTTTTATTATCCAAGTTATACTTTTTATATTCATTTTTTATTGTTATAATACGGAAATTATTATTATATATTCTACCATAATGAGCGCATTGATTTCTGACCTGTGTTAATGATTGTAACCAAGATTTAACTAATAAAGTATTCACTCTACACAAATTATTTTTTATGTATCTAGTATCTTCTGGCAACATGTTTGAATATAATTTTGACAACATACCAAAAGTCATTATTTCCGTTGCAACCCAAATGGGAAGTTTTCCTTCATATTTTTCTTTATGGTGTATAATAAAAAGCTTATCTGAATTATTACTTTTTTCTCTCTCTAATGCTGTCAAAAAATTAATATAGAATTTTTCATCTTTGAAACTCTCCCTTTCTAGATATCCACAAGCACCATGTTTAATTGCTAATGTATATGCAATGTATGTCCTAAATACTATTTCTATGCTCCCTAACAAATCTGTTAATAATATCCTAAATTCCTTATTAAACCTATATATATCATAAACTTCTTCAAACGTAGTTCCTTCTTTATATGAGCCATCATCATTCTTAAAACTTAGAAGATATGCTGTAAACCTATAATAATTGACATTACTTAATACAAATTTAGCATCTTCTTTATCATTTATTATTAATCCTCTACTTTTTAAAATATCTATTTGTTCATCAAATGTTTTTTCTTCTTTTACTTCAACCATTGTTTTCACCTTTTCATAGATATACTTTTATATAATAAAACCCACCAATTAATATTAGTGGGTAAATTTATCTGTCCCGCCTATTTGAGCTATAAAAGAAGCTTGGCGGGTTCCTTCAAAAATCAATGTCCCGTATATTTGAGCATATAAATGCTTTACGAGTTCTGTACTATTATTATATACTTATTAGCTATAAAAGTATACTCTATTTAATGAAATTTTTTAAATTTTTGTGAGTAATAATATTTTTGTTAATTTCATTACTTTTCACCATCCTTCAACTGTTTGTAAGTTTGATTTATACCTATTGCAACTCCCCAACAAATTACACCTTGTAAGACTGCAACAGGATTTAATCCTAACATCCACACCGAGAAACCTACACCAAGTATTAATAATATAACTGGAATATACTTGTTATCTAATTGCTTATATTTCTTGCAACCTGCTCCTATAACATAAAGAGCAGCTACTAAAATTAGTAACTGCTCTGGTATGAAACTTATTAAATTATCCATCTCTTATCCTCCTAATTAATTAAAATATTCCTTTCTGTATGGCAAATATAAAGAACCCTACTAAAGTTGTAATTATAACTCCTACAAGCCACTTGAGTACTCCTGTCAGATTTTTTATATCACTACATAGGTTTTGTATTTGTATAGCAAACTTTGCTTGCTCAATCTCTATTCTATCAATTTGTTTGCCGTGTTCTTTTACTCTTGTTTCAAGTGTGCTTATTTTTTCCTTCACAAGTTCTTCATTCATGAAAACCTCCTATTGCTTTGTATTAAAAAAGAACATTACCTATTTTGTAGGTTCTGCTCCTTCTACTACCTCACTATGTTCTATAATGTAGTTTTCAACTGCTATCCTATACTCTGTGTTAGTAACATCATCAAGTTCAAATACTCTATTTTTCAATGGGTTTAACCCTCCATTTAATATTCTATCTGCCAGTATTCTTACAACTACTCTATCTATCATTACAATATTCCTCCAACTTTTTCATTTTCTACAAACAGCAATTCATCTTCTTGAATTGTTTTTAGTGTATTTTGATTGTCTTCTCCTATAAAAATTAATCTAGTTGATGCTTTTTTTACCTCTGTTTGAAAATAAGATGAAAATAAACCATAATATCTAAAATTTTCATTATAATCAAACCCTGTGTAATATCCTATATGGTTTTCACTTAAATTAGCCCAGCATCTATAATATCGACTATCTTGATTGTTTCCTCCTCCCAAAAGACACTGTTTAACCATAAAACCAGTGTTGTTACCACCTATTACATCTGATATTGTACCAACCTTTCTTCCTACTCCACATTGTATATTTCTTTTATCCCTTGTAATTATTCTTGTATATACACAAGCATTTTCAACTCCACAAGTGCATCTCCCCACCTCCTGTAGACAATTTCCCCATAAATCCTCTATTCCTAAAAATTTCATTTGTTCATCTCCATTTTGTTCTCCATATATCATACCTTTGAAATTAGAACCGCCTGTGTTTATTTTATCCGGCTTTCCATGACCTAATATATAAGAGCTATAACCAACTCCTAACCTAAAAAAATTTATTGATTTAAACATTACAACAAATAGAATCTGTAACATTAATACACATTGATAATCCAAAGAATCATATCCAGGAACATGTTTATATATTAAACTGTAGAATCGTCCACGTTCTCTCAGCTCTGGGCTACTATTTTTTTTACTTCTTAAGTTATTATTTTCCAATGATGCTAAATATGCACCTATATAAATAAATTCTTTTTCTGTACTACCAATTAGATGTGCTGGACATTCATAATCATCATCTAATTTTGTTTTAGATATAAATATATCCATGTAATTATCAGAACTCTGTATTTTCCAATAAAATTTAGGAAATTCAATCATAACATCTGTGTCATCTTCTACATTAGTTCCATCTTCATACATATTAAAATTTTCTTTTTTAATATACTTTGTTACTATTCCATCTTTAAATCCACATGGCTTTATGTTTCTAATAAAATCTATAGTATCCCAACTACCATAACTACCAACACTAGCAGGAGTCATTCCTATTGCATCTCCTAGATAACTTACACAAGTATCTGGATTTTCATCCAACTTATTTATTCTTACACCAAATTCTTGTGCTTTTAACTTATCTACTTTATCGACTAAACTACTTAATTTGTCCGTATTTAATACTTTTATATTTTTATTTATCAGAGTTTGCTTTAATGTATTTGAAATTGTTTTAATCTCATTTGTACTATTTTCAAAAGCAGTTATTAATTGACTTAAACTTGCATTTTCGTTTAATTTTTCTATCATAAAAAATATCACCTTTCTACTTTCTTAGTAACCATTTGTCAAGAAAGAGTTACTAAAAAGCTTTATACTTGTTTATTTTGCTTGTTTTTCTATTAAAAATAAAATTATTTATACTATATATACTTTGAAAAAATTACTTAAAATCAATCACTTTTCTATTTTAAAAAATAACCATTTCTTGACAAATAGTTACTATATAAAATAAAAAAAGGACTATACAATATAATCCTCTCCTACAATTTCTTTATATTCTATTGATGTTATCTTATTCTTTTCTACTGCTGTTTTAACTTGTTCCTTAGTCCAATTACTATTATTGTAGAAATCTGTTATTATCTTGTACCAATTCATTTATATCACCCCATTATTCATTAATTGAAATGTTAAATCTGCTATTGTTTGTTCTGTAGAATTTACTTTATCTTCTATGCTACTTTTAATATCTGTATATCTATAGAAAACCTCTTTAGTATCTATATTTATAAATAGCTTTGCTTCTTTATTCTCTGCATACTTTTGAGTTGGTAAACTCTCTATCAAAATACCTTGTTTTAAGTTTTCCTCCGATAACAAATTTGGTTTATAGTGTATCATCCCAATATATTTTATATTTTGTTCCTCTGTGTCTAGTAAATTTCCTAAATAAATCATAATTTAAAAATCCTTTCGTTAATTTTTCTATTTAAGTCCAGCTTTATAACTTTTCGAAAAAATTAATGTTGATGATGAAGTAAAATCAGTTGGATAACTATATCTATAAAAATAATTATTGGCACCCGAATAATCAAAACACCAAACCCTATCGTTGTGGATTGCATCTATAGTTATTAGCTCGACAAATGTAAATTTTGATTCGCTTGTTGTAAATTTTTCTATAGTTTGACCATCATTAGATATTTTATAAAAAAAATGTTTAGCAATATAATATATATTATCTTTGCTATCAATTAATGTTCTACCAAAAATTTCTGAATTATTGATACTAATACTCCATATAAACTTACCATCTTTAGATAATTTTACTAAGTGATTAGTCCAATCACATACATAAATATTATCTTGACTATCTACAGTAATTGAGTAAATTGGTGATGTTTTAGAAAGATAATTATATTCCCAAAGTAATTCTCCTTGTGGAGAAATTTTTTGAATACCTTTAGGTGGGTCAATCCTAAATCCATATCCACCTAAAATTATATTTCCTTGACTATCTGTCGCTATTGCTGTTATATAATTTGTAAAACCTGCATATTCAAATAGCAAGCTTCCATTTGGAGATACCCTTTGAACTTTTTTATCATATCCCCCAGTAGCTATATATCCTTCTTTATCAATAGAACAACATAATAAAGGTTGAGAGCCAGTTATATTTAGTGACCATATTACTCCTCCATTTGAATTTAATTTTTCTATGCACCTTTCAGAGGAATAACATATTATTATACTATTATCCCTTTTATCGACATTTACGCAATCCATATTGTTATTATTAAGATTATGCTCCCAATACTTACCTGAGTTGGAACAACTTCGTTTAATAAGTTTTTTATTATCAACACTTATTAACAAATTTTCCGAACTGTCTAAATCTCTTAAACGTACTTTACCTTTCATCTCAGTAGAATATTCAATATCAATATTTATACTGGTAAGATTCGTTCCATATGTTTTAACACCATTTATCGTTCTACCTGTATAATTACGATAAATACAATTATATTCCTTAGACATTGTAATCCCATCAGAATCTCCTGTCATTTCTTCTAAAGTTTCTATAGTTTTTATTTTTTCAGACAATTCTCTCAATGTATTTTCTTGTGTTACATTAAACTTTTTTGATATTAGAGTATTGGCAATTTCATTCTTTATTGTCTCAATTTCATTCACTCCACTTTCAAATGAAGTCATAAGTTGATTTAAGTTTGCACTATCTAACAATTTATTAATTGTCACCTAATCACTCCTTTTTATAATATGTCTACAAGTTTATTAAAGGCTTTGATGCCTTTAGTCTTTTCGCCATTTATCTCTATCATAATTTCTTTCAATGCTCCCTCTACATTATCACTTTCAAATAAGTTTTCTGTATCTTCTATAGTTACATTCTTTGCTTCTAATACAAGATTTCTAACTTTATTAACTAACTCTTTAAAAGTCATTTAGTCACCTTCTTTCAATAAAAAAAGAACCCTCTATATAGTTGGTTCTACTGGTGTTTCTTCTTTATTTAATAAACCTGTTAACTCTAAATATTGTTCTTCTGTAATCCTATTTACTGCATAGAATACATCCATCTTATGTTGTAAATCCTCCTTAGTGCTATAGTTCTTTTGTTCTATCATTAATTTTAATAAGTTATACATATAATTTCCTCCTATAAATTATTGTTTAATTTGATATTTCCTACTTCAAAGGCTGTGTTTACTATCTCACTATCTCTATTTTTATTTTCTTCTTTTAACATACTTAGTTCTTTTTCTAATGCTTGTAATCTTTTTTGTTCATCTGTTAAAATGATTGGTATGTCTTTGATAACAGGTTCTTTTGTAACTGGATTTATAGACTCTATATACTGTTTACTATAGTCTATACTTCCAAATTCAATGTCTAAGTAGTGTAGCTCTGTTATTACATCATGTTCTAAAATATCTCCTGTCGCTTCTCCTGTTTGGAGTAATATTTTTCCATTCTGATTATAAATTATTCTATTTCCTCTATTCATTTTTTCTTCTCCTTATAAATTATTCTATAGCTATCCAATTAAATGTAGTCCCAGCAATAGAACCATATTCACAGTTTCCACCTCTAATGTCTTCAAATTTTAATGTAAAAGACCCAGAACTCACGTTTATAATATTTGCTATAATGTCGCCATCATACTTTTTACTACTACTTCTATAAGCTTCACTTTCATTTATATTAGTTACAAAATTAATTCGACAATTCGCTACAGATGTATTTATCCAGTTAAAAGCAATTCCACAAGTTACTATTATAATAGAAGGTGTAAATGATAAATTCATTGTTATTCTAGTTGTATCAGATTTAATTGTTCTTTGGTCATAAGTACCACTAGCCCATCTTTTTCTTTGACTAAGCTGATTATTCAATTCTGTTATTCTATTTTGCAAATCCTGTACACTAGCATCTGAACTATCAAAACTTGTTTTTATTTTCTCTGATAACTCCACTAGCGTGTTATTCAAACTTGCCTCTATATTCTTTAATGCTAAAGTATTTATAATACTTGTTTTACCAGTTTTAAATCCTGCGTTAACTTCAATTAGTTTAGAAGATATATCTTGCAAATTTACATTTTCGGGCAGTGGCATTATATTCTTACTTATACTTAACACTTTTTCTGCTGTAGCATTATTACGGTCTGTAACAACTATCTTAAGTGTGTGTAGTGCATTATCTTCTAATGTATAGTTAATTGTTTTTTCAAGAGTTAAATCGGTTGTTATAGTTTCTTTTAACACATCATCTATAAAATATTCTATTTTTGTAAGCAATGTAGGGTCTGTGTGGTCAGCTTTAAATGTAGCTGTAATGGAATTATAAGAAGATACTGTTAAAAATGGTAATGCTTGTAGTAATGTTATTTTAGCATAACCATCTGCTTTAGTAGTATTACCTCCAGTAGTCATAACTATATTTTCAAGATAATATTCAGATGTTGGTATATATCCAGGTGGCTTATAACTATCTTTATTTAGTGCGTAACCACTTCCACCACCTCCACATTCATTAGAATAAGAACCAGCACCACCGTACCAACCCCCTCCACCACCTATTCCTATGTTACCATAACCTCCTTTTCCTAATGAACCATGGTATTCTTCTGTGTCGTAACTTGTTCCACCTTGGTATTGAGAACCACCACCACAAAAATCTCTGTCACGACCAACTCCATTAACACCTACATAACCACCACCATGACCAATAGAACGAGCAGAAGCAAAATTATTTTTCATACCTCCTCCACCGCCTGCAACAAGTATGCGTGAAAGCAAACTTTCAGTGTTACCCCAAGTTGCACTAGGATGATAAAGTCTTATATCAGTTGCTCCACCACCGTATTTAGAATAAGCAAAGCTACCAGTAGTAACTTTGCCAGCAGCGCCTGCACCGTTAAAACCACTTCTAGTAAGGCTTGAACCTTCAGAAACTTTCTCATAACCGGATTGACCGACACAAATTTGTAGATTAGTTCTTTTTTTAAATACAATCTCACCTTTTGAATAACCACCTTTTGCACAATCAGTCCAATCGCTTGTATCGACAGCACCACCGCAAGCACCCCAACATTCTAATTTATATCGTCCAGGTGGCAATGAAACATTTTGTACATAATTAGCATAATTAAAATTCCATTCAGTCTGCATTTTCTCACTCTCCTTTAACAATAAGTTATCAACTCATTTACACTTGTTGCAATACTAGATAAACCACCATTTACTTTTTCTTCTAAATTAAGAAATCTATCCTCTATTTTCTTAGATGAATAAGTAGTCATTTCAGACACTCTGTTATCATCTACAGTTGCATTAATAAAATGAGTTTCTGCATTTCCATTTATCACATAAACGTTTAATTCTGACCTTGTTTCACTTCTAATCTCAATAGAATTATCATCTATAATTTTAAAGTTTGTAACTACATTTTCTTTTGTAGTAGCATCTATAATATTTACAACTATTCTCTGTGTTAACAAACTATGTGTTACAGTTGCTTTGAATCCATTTTCTGCATCTTCAACCCAATCATCAATTGTTATTATTTGAGTAGATGCCACATTTGAACCACCTGCGATTAATTGGTCAATTTTAATATTTTGTTTCTCATTTTCTGTGTCAATTCTAGTGTTTAACTCTGTTTTAGTAGTTTCTATGTTGCTTGTTAATTCTGTTTTAGTTGTATCAATTTTAGTATTAACAGTACCTATTTTAGTTTCTAAGTCTTGTATATCTTTGAGTGTTGCAAAGATTATTGTTGGGTCAATTTTAAGTTCTATATTATTTACATTAGATACAATAAGCACAGTTTTAACCTTCATGTCTACCACTGCACCTTGTTCTATAGAAGGTTTATAACACTCTTTGTATTTAGAAATGGCAATTAAATTATTTTCATCATCTAAATATCCTATTTCTCTTATCATAAACCCGCCTATACTTGATGGTATTAAACTCTCTAATATTATACAATTTGGTGCAGTTTCATCTGTAGTTGTATTTCCGATATTGCCTTCCCATACCACATTTTTGAGAGCTGTCTGACTCTCAGTTGGAGTATATTCACTCCCTCCTCCATCACCAAGTTGAATTTTTACAAATCCCACTTTATTACCTGTGACACTTGCATTTGCTATCTTTGCTTTCCCTACATCTGTAATTATAGTGTAATAACTTTTATCTATAGCCAATATATCACCTCCTAAAATATTGTTACCTCTTGGTATCCAACTCCATTGCCAGTTAATACATCAATTTCTCCATAAGTTTCTATATCTGGTGGACTCCAAGGGTATATAGTTATTTCTTGACCCATTAAGGTTGTTATACCAAAATTCATATAATTGTCTTTGCTTATAAGCACTCTAGTGTAATCTAAAGTCATATTACATGGCTTAATATTACTTACAAAAGAATGAACTTCCTCAAACCAATCTTGATTTCTAGCATCACTCTCAAGGTGTATGTTATAAGTAGCATTATTAATAGTTAATTCATAATTGCCTTCTCCAACTACATTATCTAGCCAGTTCCTTAAAAATCTCTCTGAGTAAGGTAATTTACTTATATATTTACTAAAAATCCTAAACCTTCTATCTTCTAAACTCTCATTACTTTTAGGAGTTATAGACATTATCTTTTCCCATCTTTTTATACCACTTATAGTTAGGTCCTCTAAAAACTGGTCATTTGATAGGTCCTTTAATTTATCATGTAATATTTTTATTTCTTTATTTCCTACATTAAATACTTTTATATATTCTTCTTTATCTTGTAGAATTTGTGGTAAGTAATTTATTAGATTAATCTCTTTATCCAACTACCTCACCTCTCACTACTATGCTGTTACTATCTATTGTTAGATTAGATTTAACCTCATTTATCATTGTGTTTGTAATATCTAACACTCCATCAATACTAAGTAATCTAGTTTCAATTTGAGATATACGGACTATTAAGTTTTCTTCATCTTCCCAACTCATATTTAACTCATTTAAATAGTCGTTTATTGCTTCTTCTGCAATTGTTTTTATATTCTCCCATGTATATCCACTCTTATATGTTATTTCTGCTGATATATTTATAGTTGTACTTGTAACTCCTTCAACTGTGACTCGGTGCCCAATTGGTGCTAATCCAAGACCTTCTCCTTGATTTTGTATAGGGTCAATTTCTTCTTGAACTAAATTAACTAAATCATCAGATGGTACTTTGAAATTAGAGTTAATTATTACTAACTTAACAGTTCCTCCACCATTCCAAACAGGATAAACCTTAACTCCTCCAACATCTTGTATTTTGTTAACTTCATCCCTATAGTTTTGTATATTCCCGCCAAAACTCTGTGAATTTAGGCTATCATAATATCTTTGTCTTAAACTATCTTCTGACTCTTCATCCTCTCCATTTATCAAGATTTCAGTTAGTTCAGCAGTTTCAAGACCATCTATATATTCAATAGGTATTAGTTTTCCTAACTCAAATATAGGTCCAGCAGTTTCACATTTCATTTTATATGTTTTTTCAGATATTCTCTCAATTGCAATATAATTGTATTCTCCTAGATTAAACCTAGAATCAAGTGGAATATCTATATTGAAAACGCCTTTAGCAATCGTATGAGTGGCTTCAAGTGGTGTTATTCCCCTTTCTTTACATCTCTTCTCTAAATAATAATAACTAGCAGTATCTACAAAAGTTTGGTCTAGTAATTCATCCATGGCAATGTAGGTTTCTGTAAGTTCTATAGCAACTGGTGCCAAGGCATTATATATTATAGAACCTTCTCTTTTATCAAAAGTATCTGGTACACTATCTAACATTCTTTTAATCATATTTTCAAATGTCATTAACTCAAACAATTATACACTCACCACCTTCTCTGCTTTTATATTTCCATATTTTGTATGAACTGAAAATCTACATTGTACTTTACCCTTTATATTTTGAAACTCAAAATTATCTACATTTTCAACCCTATCATCTTGAATTAGTGCTTCTTTGATTCGTCTTTCAAGTTCGGGGATTACAAAGGATATAGGCTCTCCAATAAGGTCGTTCAACTCGACTCCATAATTCCAACTATATATTAGATGTTGGTATCTCTCTGTGTTTAAAATTAAAAAGATGGTTTGTTTTAATGCTTCAACATCATCACAAATACCATCTATCTTAGATTTTTCTATATTTAATTTAAAGGTCTTACTTGGTTCTTGCCTTACATCAAAATTAATTATTGATACATCTTCAATGTCATAATCTAAATTATCGCTTGGTAACACTTCATCACATCCTATCCAATACTAAATATTGTTGTCCTCCTTGCATACGAATTAAGACTACTTTATCTCCTATTTTTTTATCTGTATATCTTTTAAATGTATCTGTTTGTATTAGAAAAATTTCACCAATAGATAGTTTTTGTTCTATCTTAACTCTTAGAGGACTAATACTTTCTATTGTTCCAAATACAACCCTAATTGGGTTGCTTGTTTCTACTGCATCCATTGCAGCTTTTTTTATTATCTGTAATAAATCTTGGCTCATATTGCCACCTCACTTATATAAATCTTCTCACATGTGTGTATGCTTTTCCTTTTCTATAAGAATTAACAGACTCTATTTTTACCACATCTCCTGTTTGTGGTGAATGAATTATTTGATTGTTTCCAATGTACATTACAACATGATTACTACTTCCTCCACCAATTCTACATAATAAGTCTCCTGCTTTCCACTTGCTTCTATCTTTTAAATCTACTGCTTTTCCTGCTTTACTTTGTGCAGAAGCAGTACGAGGAATTTTTATACCTATTTGTTTATAACACCATTGAGTAAACCCACTGCAATCAAAATTATTAGGACCTTCTGCTCCATACACATAATTACAACCCAGTTTACTTTTTGCTATACTAATTAATTTATCTTCTTTAGAGTTATTATTTGTACTACTTTGGTTATTACCTTCAACTTGATATGTTTGTTCTTCATCTCCACCTATAATTATATAGCCATTCTTTCTACCAAATTTTTTACATTCACTAGCATTAGCTAATAGTATATCTATATGATATGTTCCGTTTGTTTCAACATATATTCTTCCTCCATTATCTTTAACTGTATATACTTTGTTGTCATAGGCAGTACCAGGAAGTATAATTTTTACTTTATCTCCATATTCAAAAACTGGATGTTTCTTTAGAAAATCATCAGTATACCAAGTTTTCTTAACTCCTTCTCGATTCATTGGACCAGCAACAGTTCTTGATTTTACATCAAGTGGCTTTCCATTGCAATCTGTTTTTCCACCTTCCATTGCATTGTTTCCTGGATAATATGCAGTAAATATAGCAGGAACTTTTTTACCTGTATTTTTTTTCGTAGTACTTTGTGCAGGACCATTTTTCTTTTCATCCTTATTGTTAGTATTTCCACTACTATATGAGCTTGAAGAATAAGAAGCAAATTCATCTCCATCAACAAGAGTCAAATCCATAAAGTGCGAATTATTCTCAAATGTATGTTTTACTTTCTCAACTAACATATAATTTTGCAATTCAATATCTCCTAGATTTAAAAAAACAGGTACTAAACAACCTGCTCTCACTCTAATATCTCCAAGTGCATTTTTTAAACTTAATGACTTAGTTTTCTTATTATATAGTTTTAGAAGTATATCACACTTTTGTTTTATCTCTGCTTCATTCATATTTTTATCAACTGTCTCAAACATTTGAAGTATTCCCCAACTCCTCATATGTGTAGAGTCTTGAGCAATATACACATCTCTTTTTCCTGACTCCTCGTTGTCTCTTACAAGTTTGATTTTTGTATAAGTATCACTATCTATACTTGAATTATAATCAAAGTCCTCTATGACATCATTGTTCATGACAGTATCCAGTTTCATTGATGCAACATTCTTTAATGTTATTCTTCCAAAATCATCATACAAGGTATACATTTCTTTTTTCTCTCTTAGAGTATCATCTAGTGCTGTTAGTATCATGTCAAAGAGTGTTTTATTTTCTTCGACTCTAGATAGTTTATACTTAGTATCTTCTATGACATTGTATTTTAAATTAAAATCTTTAGCCAACATTTTTACAAGTTCACTTGCTGTTTTATTGCTATACACATAAGTATCTTTATTCTTAAAATATCTTAGCTGGTCGTAAGCAACAATTTTAATGTGATTTTCTTTATCTCTTTTCTTTTGAAATATATATCCATAAAATATGCCTATTCCTTTATAATACAGCCTTACAGAGTTACCTTCACAAAATTGTAATATATCATCCATAACTATTGTAAATTCAAGCTTACTTGGTGTACCTCGTCTTTCAATCTCCCACGTTATCCCATCAAGGACAACTGGTTCGTAGAAATCTTCCCAATGTGCAATAACTAGCCTTACATCCCTATCATTTGCCAGAACTAATTCATCAGCCAAGTTTTAACACCTGCCCTTTGTAAATTGTGTATTTAGGTACTTTTTTACCCTTGTTAGCTTTATCCATCATTGTTTTATTTAACTCATATACCTTCTTATATAATGAACCATTACCAAGTTGCTTCTGGCAGATTGACCAAAGAGAATCTCCTGCCTTGACTGTGTATGTTTTACCACTTGGGGCATTGACTGAATCAACTCGTTTTGGCTCTATCTTTACATTAGGTCTACCAGTCTCATTTTTAGGAGGGGCAAGAACTAACTTTTTAGTTGAGTAATCTCTATATTGTTTTAACTTTATTATTACTTTAACATCTGAGCCATTTTCTGCATCTTCTACTATGTTATATTCTTCTAATGACACTTTCATATTAGTGTTAAATAAGACCTTGTTACCTAACTCACGAGATACAATAAATTGAAATGGCTTACAATCTGTCTTTAGTAATTCTAGTTTACTTAAAAAGAATTGAACATCTCTAAATTGACCTCTACAAAAAGGTAATTTATTATGTGTAAATTCTGCTTCAAAACTTATTTCAGATAATCCTTCTTTTTTTAATATATTTACTTCTCCAGTGTTTATTAGGTCTACTGTCTTGTTTTTATTTGTAACTTTAATCTCTAACTTTGGCGGAGGTATTGGTAATTGTACTCCATCTAAATAAAAGTCATAAGCCATTTTCTCACTCTCCTTTCTAAACTATTCCCTCAGCTGATACAACCATAGCATCATTTAATTTTTCAGTTAGAACATTGACTATACCATCCACATCTGCATCTTTGCTTATGTTATTTGTATTGTTCATATCAATTTTTATATTTACCCCTGTAAATCGGTTTATTACCTCCTGTTCTGCTATGTCTCTAAGATATTTAAGGTCTTCTTGACTTTTATCCATTGTTTTAGCCATCTTTGCAGTATTTCCCGCGGTATCTTTTGCTCCTTTTGCTGCATCGCCCAAAGGTGAGTTTAATCCAGCTGAACCCAATCCATCACCAAGTCCGTATTTTTTATCCCATAAATCGTCTAATCTTAAGTCTTTTTTTGCTTTTTCGGCTATTTTGTTAATGTCAAAAGCATCTTTCAATTTATTTTCTAATTTCTCACCAAATTTGTATCCTCCATCCCACGCTTTACCATAATTAAACCTATCATAATGTAAAGAAGATGGGTCAATTCTTTCTACTTTTATCTTAGCTTCTCCTGCCACTTCATCTGTCCAACCTTGTAACTTATCTGACCATCTGCTCACTGCACTTGCTAAATTTGACCCAAATATTGTATCTATTGCAGATGCTATGCTTTGCAAAATACCTAAAACAGTATCTGCCATTCCAGAAAATAATCTTATAATAGAGCCTAATGGGTCATTAAATACATTTGCTAGAAATTCTGCAAAAGTAGCAAATGTATTCCAAATTAAAGCAACTATATCTATAAGCATGTTACCTGTTGCAACAAAAATATTTCCTATAAAACTTGCTGCAACTGATATTGCTCCTGCAACAACGCCTACCGCAGATATACTTGTATTTGCGAAATGGTTAAAAACTGCAACTCCAACAAATAAAGCTACTACTAAAGCTATTATCCCTGCAACTACCCAAAAAATTGGACATGCTAACATAGCTTCATTTACACCCCATTGCCCAAGTGCATATAATACTAAAGATTTATATCCTTCTACTGTTTGAGTATTTAAAAGCATTTGAGCAAACATCACAACAAATTTAGAAGCTGCAACTAATTTTTCCCACGCCCACATTCCTGCTAAAGCTAAAGAATAAATTGCAATAGCTGCGACAACTCCATAAACAGCAGGCGCAATAATACTCCAATTTTGTGCAAATACATTAGCAATATTCAACGCTTGTGTTATCACCCAACCTAACGCTTGTGCTATCAAGCTAACACATACAATAATAGTGTTTGTAAAAGCTTGAAAAAATGGACTTCCTAATATACTTATAATTCCATTAAAAATGTTAAAAAACACATTCCCTAGAATATATAATCCATTTATAAAATTGTCTATAAAGGTTCGAAATCCCTTGTTAGACATAGCTTGTTCTATTTTTTTCTGTATAACACCAAATATCATGATTGCATTATTTTTAATTGAAGTCCAAATTTGAGAAAATGTATAAGGCATCTTCTCAAACTCTGCATTGGTCTGCTCTGCCGCTGCAAGTAATGAGTTTTTTACAATATCTGCTGTTAACATTCCCTCACTTGCCATGCTTCTAATCTTTCCTATATCCACGTCAAGATAATCGGCAATACTTTGTATTATATTAGGTGCTGACTCAAATACAGCGTTTAATTCCTCTCCTCTAAGTACACCACTTCCCAATCCTTGTGTTAATTGCAGTAATGCTGAATTTGTTTCTTCTGTTGTTGCTCCTGCGATTACAAATTTCTTGTTAAGTTGTTCAGCAAATGCTACTATTTCTTTTGTGCTGCTAAACGCTTTACCTGCGTTCATCCCTACACGTGTTACTATTTTAGCAGTATCCAAATAAGATGCCCTTGCTCTTTCTGCTGATTGAAATATCATTTTATTAAGTCCGCCATCTGATTGTTGACCATCATTTATCATGTTTAAACGGGCATTAGTACTCGTCATTTGGTCGCTTAAATTAATTAAACCGCCAACGCTTCTTAATCCAATATAAGTCGCTACTAATCTTTTAGCATTTGCTACTAATTTATCTGTACTACTTGCAGCCTTATTTATATCCTTATTAAGTCTTCGCTGTTGCCCATCAGCTTCTCTTATTTGTTGTTCTAATCTATCAAACCCAGCTTCTGCACGTGCTAGTTCTTCTCTAGCTGTTCTAATACTATTAGCATCTATAGCATTGCTAGATGTTCTTTGTAATTGCTCGAATGAACTTAATACAATATTCATAGCATTAGTCATGTGTCTAAAAGCAGGTGTCATTCCGTCGAAAATTCGGATAGATGTTTGTATTGTAGCCATTTCCTCACTCTCCTTTCTTAAACCTAAGTACAAAAAAAGAGTAACCAATTTGATTACTCCTTAAGTTATTTTTATTTTATCATTTCTTTTCCATCGAATATGAATGATTTAACATCTTTGCCATCACTTGTGAATATTATTTGAAACTCGCTTCTCATTGTTGCCCCAAATGAATTTTGAGAGTCAACATAAGATTGAACTACTATCTCCTCTTTATTTTTAGAGAACATCCACTTTGTTATATTTGGAAATTTTGCTGTACTTGGTGACTTTAGAACTGCACTAACACCATTTTGACATTGTAATTGCAATGCTGTTTTTTCATCCATTGTAAGAGTATAGTCACTCACTTTAGAAACTACTTTACCATCTTTATAAAAGTCATTGTCAGCCCATCTGACATTGTAAACAGAATTATCTTTGTTCATATATAATATTATATTTTTAGAACCACCAAATTCAATTCTATAACCTTTTTCTCCATCAAAATGTGCATTATCCAACCCTTCATCATGTTTTATGCTTTCAAATTCTTCTATTCCACATTCTTTTAGTATCTTAGCAGTATTTTGAACTTGCTCTGGAGCTAAGTTTGTAACTTTAGATATTTTTTGTTCGTCTTCTGACAATTTAACGTCTTTTTTATCTTTGCTATCGATATTTTTATCTGCTTGCACCTCAGATTCTCCAGTACTCATCTTAGCTGTTTCAGAACTATTTTTAAATGAATCCTTATAAATTAAAAATGTTGATGTGGCACATGCTATAAAAAAATATGCTGCAATAAATCCACTTATAATTTTTAGTTTTTTCTTATTTTTAAATCCATTAGACAATAATTTTATACTTAGCTCCCCTAGAAATGCAGTTATTGTTATTGGAAATATAACAAAAGCAATTATACCAAAAAAGATTTTGTTAAGTGTGTTTAATGATTTAAACTTATTCCACATAATATAATATCCCCCTAAATTATATTCTTTACCAATATTATACTATATTAGTAAAATTTTTACATTATAATCACATCCTTTCAATAAAAAAACACCTACCTGAGTAAGTGTTTTTCAGTATTTTTAATTTTAAGTCCACATAGTTAATCTAAAACTAGTTATTTCATTTGTATATTCCCATGTATTAGTTATATTTACATTCCATATAGTTAATCTAAAACCAAAGATAATATAGAAAAAAGAAATGTCGACCTAGTATATTTACATTCCATATAGTTAATCTAAAACAAGTTTCTAACTAACATACATTCCATATAGTTAATCTAAAACCCACACGCCCAGACTGTATTATCATTTTTTATTATAAATTTACATTCCATATAGTTAATCTAAAACATGGAACTAATAAAAACATTGAAGTTCTATAAGGTGGATTTACATTCCATATAGTTAATCTAAAACCCCAAAATAAACTTAGTATTTCCAATATCTACACATACACACCTCTCTCAAATTTGCAGTGAACCATGAGTAGTGCAATTGATAACATTTATCACACACCCTCAATACCTTGTATTCCAATTGTTAAACTTCAATTTATCGCAAATATTGCTCACTGCAAAATCTCTACATTTTTATTATATCATAAAAATATTATTTTTGAATATCTGTACCAATTTGTGGTATAATAAAAGCAAGGAAATAATTTACTTTATACAAGAGTAGCTATTTCCATCAAAATTGATTTAAAGAATTATTTTTTTAAATCACCCTTATTGGCGTCTGGGTGATTTTTTATTTTGTCATAAATATAAGCTGATATAACACCAGCTAGTATGCTTAATAAAAAACCTATCATATAATTTCACCTCCTTCCTTATTTGGAATTTGGCGTTTAATATGAAAATAATCACCCTTCGCACTTTCGATTATTATCCTTGCTACAATTATTATAACATATAATTATTACATATTTTTCCATTTTTTTTATATAAACAATGAAATTCAAGTAAATAAATACCTACTTATTTATATATATTTTATAAATTAATTGCTTTATAATCAAGTTTTCAATTTTTTAATAAAAATTTTTATTTTTTATTTTATATAAACAATATTTTTTCTAATTTGTGGTATAATAAAAGCAAGAAGAACTACAATCTATTTTGCGGTAGAGTGAAGTTCATAATTAAATGAATCTATTTGAACTTATGGAACTTGATTTTAAAATCAAATTCCCAGCCACTTTTACTCTTGCCACGAGTTGAGTGGCTTTTTACTTTTAGAAATACTTTACAAATTAAGCAAAATATTAAACTAGCAATAACGCCAGCTATTACATTAAGTAAAAAGTTATTCATACTTCCCACCTCCTTTCATTAGGAAGTAGGTTTTATCCCAGTATGAACTCCACTCTATAAATTGTAGATTACATCTTCTTGCTAAAAATATTATAACATATAATTATTACATATTTTACCTATTCTATATTTATTTTTTTATTTTGCTATCTTCTTCGTCCCCTCTTTCTCTCTCTTTCAGCTTCTTTCATTGCTTCCTCTTCATCCTCTATCTTTATAAGTATTGAGGCGGCTGCTAACGCTCTCTCATTAACTTCTAAATTCATATATTCACTTGGCTTCCACTTTAATTTTTGAATACAATAATGAGTGATGCTAGCATCAAAATCGCCACCTCTGATTAGTTTTTTGCTTCTTCTACTTTATCCTCAAAAGATGTATCAAATCCATTGACTTCATTCACTTTTACTGTATAATTGACATACTCACCTGCTGTAAGCATTGTCTTTAATAACTGAGCTTCTCCCATTACTCCATAACTATTTTGGAGTTCGGCATCCTTTAAATCTGGAAATACTGTAGATGCTACACATAATTCAGCTACATAACTATTGTAGTCAATTTCACTTGTATATTGTCCAGTATGCTTACCATTGTTACCAATCACTTTTACTCTTTTAGTACACTTTCTTCTTAGTGCTTCGTCTTCTTCAGATGATAAAACTTTTAATTCCCATTCAACTGGTTTCCCTTCTTTATCTAAAAATCTGTTACTCGCTACATATTTTACATTATCAACCTTTATTGCATTTTGACTTAAAAAAGCACTTAAATTACTCATATTATTCTAATCTCCTTTTATTTTAATTTTTCATATAAAAAATACACATATATAATTTATAAATGTGTATTTTACTCCATTCCTGCCAATAAATTAAATTTTTCTACTAATTCCCAATCCTCAAAAGTGAAATCCATATCTTCATCTAAATACTCACCATCAGCATCAAATTTAGTAATTATTCCACTGTCCATATTACAATCTTTAAGTACTACTGTCTGTCTTCCTACAGCAGATGTAGGGTCTTCATTTGTAACTTGTATGTCAAAATAAATATCCTCACCAGTTTCTTTATATCTGTAAAGTAATTCTCTAAAAATAGAAGTATTATAATGAAATGTTGCACTTCCAGTATTTGTACTCCCAGTTGTTTTATTTCCCTTTGTTGTTCTTCCTAGAATTGGAACTTCACTTTTATTTTTTTCCATTTTAGCCTCTAAATCTATAGCTTGCATAAAATTATATCTTTTGCCTTCTATAGTTATAAAACATTCAGCTTTCTTTGCACTAACTGTATCTTTAGCATTTATTGTTTGAGCCATATTATCACTCTCCTCTCTAATTAACTGAAACAGTCATATAAAGCTTACTCATAGCATTTATTACCTTAACAGCATCAGATACTATGACAGTTTTCTTATCATTTCCAAGCTCTACACTAACATCATCAGTTTTAAAATCTTCTATTGCCCTTATATTCTCTAATTCTTTATGGTGTTTAACAACATCATTCCAGAAACTTATTCTTCCTGCCTTATCATTCGGAACTTTACCTAAATACTTTTCATTAAATAAAGTTGCAATATCATTAGCAATTTGGTCAAGTACTCTAACACTTTGGTTACTTGAAAAATCGTCATTTTTATCATCTGTAAAACTAACAAAAGTATTTATATCCTCTAACACATGAACTTCATCACCAACTTTATGGAATATAAATTTACCAGTTTTTAAAGCTTCTTCAAGTTGTATTTGTGTATAATTAACATCAACATCAAACTCACCATCATACTTTTTATTAGTATTAGATTTATTTATATCGCATCCTGCTATAGCTCCAGCCGCCCAATAAATTAAACTAGATTCTACTAATCCAATCTCTTTAATCTTATTTTCTACAGACACTACACCTTCATAATCTGCATCACTTTTCTTATATAGTACTGTTTGAAACTTAGCTCCTACCTTATCTCTCATTCTCTTTGTAAATTCTACAAATAAACTTTTAATTTCTGTTGTTGTAGCCAAACATCCTAAAGCATTAAAGCTATAGCTTTCTATTTTATCCAAGAAAGCTTGGTACTCTGCTCCTGTCACAGCTTCGCCATTAGTTCCACCAGTAAATACAAGTCCTGCACTTGCTTCTAGTGTTGCATCCTTCTTCCAAGTGATATAGTCATTGTCTTGTAAGTCTGTAATAACCTTTGCTATTTGAGTATCTACCTTCTTATTATCTAAAAGTGTTACAACATCAAACTTAGCATTATCATCTATATTTGTTGTAACTGTTACTTTTAAGTCATTTCCTCTGATACCACTATATTTTGCTGTGGCTATAGTACAACTGGCTTTAACGCCTTTATTTAATTTATAAAAATATCCCAACCTTATATTTTTGAATAAATCTCTCAAACCTTTCAGCTTCTCATGAGTATAATCATATCCAAAATACTTCACTGAATACTTCTCAAAATCATCACTGGTTACTTGAAATACGTCTTCATCTATGCCCCAATCTAACTCTAAAGGTATTGCAACAATACCTCTATCCGATAATGAACTGGTTGCCCTTGTAGCACTTACAAAATTTATATATGCACCAGGTAGGACCTTATTTTGTGTTACAAATGTTCCTCCACCTAAAGCCATCTAACTCACTCCTTTCATAAATTTATTTATTCTATCCTCTACCTCTGAGAAGGAATATAAATCATTTTCTTTTAAAATTGCATTTAATAAATCTTTTCTATTTACATACTTCTTAGAGTTAACTATCTGCTCCTTAGTAAACTTGTAGTTATCTTCTTTGCTTAATGTTTTATTCAAAATTATCACCTCTCTTCAAACCACCGAATAACTCTACTGTATCCATCTTATCTGTGTCATTACTTTTTATAGTAAAGTAGTTATAATCAACAAAGAAGTGAAGAACATTGTCTATAATTTCAAAATTCATATTTGTACCTCTGACTAAATCTCCATCAATTTCTATATACTCTAATTCCTCCAGTAGCATCTCAGCTATCTCATTTATTTCAAAATTCTTATCTTCTGAATGAGGGAAATAATGTACATCAAAAGAATTTTTCTTTAATTCTCTCCCGCTTGGATATGGTGTCTTGCTTGGATTTAAAGGAACAATAAAAAAACAAGGTTCATTAATACCTTGCTCCACATCTTCGCTATAAATTGTATATTTTTCTCCAAACGATTTATCTAACTTTACTGATATTCCATCTATAATATTATTAAGCATCAAACACTCCTTTAAGCAATATTAATAGTTTTTTCTCTATTATCTTATCAACTTGACTTTGTAGTTCCATTTCTGAAATAGTTAAGAAATGTTGTCCTTTAACCCATCCCTTACCATCTTTAGTTCTATGCCCGAAATTTACATAACTTGCATATTCAGTCGGATTAACAACTTCTATAATATAATTATTTCCTTGTTTATACACAGGAAGCGACCTAGCATAAGCCACTCCATTCCATCCTTGTCGTAAGAATCCTGTATCAACTGGTGTTCTTCTAATTACTTTCCCAAGTAATCGTGCTGCTAATTCTCTTGCTGCATCCTTGCAAAACTTATCTAAATCAATCTTTGTAAGCTCCTCCATCTTTTTACAAACTCTTTTAAACTCTCTAAAATCAACACTGCCCCATCTAGCCATTATGCTTTATCCTTAAATAACTCAAGTATTATTTCTTGATGATTTGGATATATAGCTGATTCTCCACTTCTTACATACTCTTTATCATTTATAATAAGTTTTGAACCTGCTTTAATTTCTATATCTGGAGATATAAAGAGTTTAATAGTTTGCTCTAGCTTAGCTACTTTCCCTTCTGTAGCAGAAACTATATTTTTATATGAAAGTTTACATGGTTGATTTTCTAATACAATCACTTCTTTATTGTTAGTTCGTTTTGTTACAGGGTCTTTAATTGGCTGATACTCAACTATAGTACATTTATCTCTATATAACATTTCTATTGCTTTTCTAGTTTTACTTACCATCTTAAGCACCTAAAGGTTAATATATTATTCTTACCATAAGTAGTAAGATAAGCTATTAAGCTATCAAAGCGTTGTTCTGGTGTTTGAGAACCACTTCCTATAGCAAAATCTACCTTTGTATCACCTTCTGATATAGACTTTTCTACAGCTTCAAAGTTAATGCTTTCTATATCTAATTGACCCATATTTTTCTTGGTAAATAAGAACTCTCCAACTATCATATCAACTTCAATTTCTTTCAATTCAATTGGCATAGTTTTTATATTACAATCTAGTTTAATAATATTTTCTATTTTTTCTCTTACAAAACCTATTAACCACTTATCTCCATCTTTTAATATATATCCAAGACTTTCAAGTCTTTTTTCTATTTCACCAATCAGATTATTTTCCATAATTTTCACCTACTTTTTAGTAAGCTTATTTTTCTCTTTAAGCTGCTTATTTTCTTCTTCTAAAGACTCAACTTTTGACCTTAAAATATTATTTTCAGCTATTAAATCTTTTACATTTAATGACTTGCCATACTTTACTGCCTTACCAGTTTCATCTATCAAATCATATCCCATCTCTAAGAAATCATCTATTTTACATTCTTCTATAGTTAATATTCTATTTAATTTCCTTACTTGTGCCATTATGCTCCAGCTCCTTCAACAACAAATTGTATTGCATCAGCTTTTTTATTTAATATAAATACATCCTCAAAACTTTCTTCAAAGTAGAAGTATTTTCCCTCTGTAACTGCTGTTGGTTCGTCTAACTTAGAGAACTGATAAGAAACAGGTGTAATTATTGCACTTGGGTGAACTAAGGACATAAAGATTTGTTTAGCTCCTGCTCCTACTTTCCATCCAGTTGTAAAATCATATGCAGTTTTCATTAGATTAGATGGTACTTTAATTATTTTAACTGTGTCAATATCAGTTGTTTGACGATTAAGAGAAGTTCCTGCATCCTTTATATTTACTGTTCTTTGTATCTCTTTTGCATTTTTGATAAGTGTATTTACTACTGGAGTAACATACAATATTCTTCCATTTTCAGGTACTCTAGCTTCTGTCATTTTTTCCATTAACTTATCAAATACTTCTAATACGTTTGTTGTTGTAAGAACAGTTGTATCTGCTGTATTACCTAATGCGGTCCAATCAGCATATATTTTAGATATACAGTAAGCATCCATCTCTGGAAACTTTTGTTCCTCATTATATACTTTTGTTATATTGCCTATTGAAGCCACATAATTAGTTTGGTTTATATCTGCTGGATGAACCAATGTTGACCATTTCCTTTGATTAGTTAATACCTTAGGTTCCCAAGCATTATCATAGTTTCTTTGAGCTACTGCTATTGTATCTCTGTTTGAATCTACTCTTCCAGTTGTAGATATAGTTGGTATTTCTATTGTTTTAGAACCAGTCCATCTATATCTTCCATTATTTGGTGTTGCATACAAATCCCCGAAGTTTAAAGTATAAGGATATGCTTGTGCTAAAACATTTGAATATTCTTTTGCATAATTTAGTGCTGCCATTTTATTTCCTCCTATTTATTATTATTTTCATGAGGTCTTACCCCAGTAAAATTAAAACCAAAATCATTTATCTTAGGCTCTTGCCCTGGTGTTATAGTATCTATTTTAGGCTCTTCACCTTCTAGTGTTGCATTAAACAAATAATCTTTATCCTGTTTCAAAGGGTTTATTTGCTCTTCAAAAGCTTTTTGTCTATCTTTACTATTTCTTAGTGCTTCTATATCTAAATGAGCTTTTAACGCTATTTCATCCCTACATTTAATAGACTTAAAAGCATCATTTAACCAGTAATTAAAGTCCTTTTCTTCAATTTCTTTTTTGTAGGTTTCTTCCAAAGTTTTCTTATCAGTTTCATAAGCTGTTTTTAGATTCTCTACATCTTCTTTTGTCATACCTCCTTCAAACTTTTTAATAGCTTCATTAGCTGTATTAAGTTGTGTTTCAAGATTTGTATAATCTTCTTGAGTAATTGTAGTCTCTTTTATTTTCTTTTCTATAGATTTTTGAAGAGAAACTACATCAATTTTGTTATTTTCTATTTTTATTCCTTCTAGCAATTCTTTTAACCAATCCATCTTTTAAATATCTCCTTTCATTTTTTACACAATAAAAAAAGTCTTTAAAGACTTTTGTCTAGTGATTTATTTAATTCTTCTCCTACTTTCTTTAGAATTTCATCAGAAACTTTATCTATATTAGCTTCATTTTTTTCTTTTAATTTATTGCAAAGAATACCTACATTGACATTAGCAATACAATTAATAAAGATTTGTACTACACAAACTACAGCTATAACTTGAGTTAATATTTACATTAAAATTACCTACTTTTTTAAACTTTTACATAATAAAAGCACCTACTAATTTATTGTTCAGTAAGTGCTTCTAACATTGATAACTCATTTCTTTTTTCAAATCGTTATTTTTAGCAGCTTTTATAAGTTTAGAAATAGCTTTTAACGTTGCTGATTTACTTATATGTTCATCTTTTGACTCTTTTATTATTTCATAATTATAAAAATCATCTAAATATATTTTTATTCTTCCATCAAGCTTATTTTCTTCATATCCATAACTATATATAACATATTCATTATTCTTTTCTAATAAGTTCATTAAGACAATCATCTTCTTCAAACTCTCCTTTCTGTTTAATTAATTCTTTATACCAATCATGCTTTTTCTCAGTCATTCTATGGGCTTCTAAGTTACTTATATTATACTTTTTCTCAAATATACTTTCAAGGTATTCATGTTTTAATAAGAGAATATCAATATCTTCGTATGTACCATTTATAAGTCTTTGCCAAGCAACTGACATACTATAGTCAGAATCCAACATACGTCTAGTTCCATCTCTCATTATATGAGTATTGTAGAAAATATGATTTTTAATTTGACCTATACTTTTTTCTGACCAATTTGTATTCTTTGATATTTTGGAAATATCATCTTTTCTATTTCTAATATTATCGTAATATAGTTCTGCTTCTTCTTCTCTTCTTATATTCCACTCGATATCACCTTTAGTATATTTTGCACCAGTTTGTTTACTATTATTTTTAACATACTTCTCATACCACTCATTATACTTCATACTAGATGGTACATAATATGTTTTTCCATCTTCTCCTCTTGCTGCTCTATAGCCTTCTTCATCCTCGAACCAAGGAGCTGTTGTTGTCCTACAACGACAATGAAATGGTGGAGCTGTTATTCCAACTTGATAATCTTTCATATCAAATATTTTTCCATCTAACTCTCTGCATATATTTGAAGTTCTTAAATCTAATGTAGCAATAATCTCATATTTCTCTACATCTAAATCATTAAAACAATCTTTTCTTGAAGCTGATGCAAAGAAAGCTGATTCAGTCATTATTAAGTTCTTAGCTTGTGACTTAGATACCTTAAATCTCTTAGCAAAGTCATTTACTAGCTTCTTTGGATTTTCACCTCTAATAATTGATTGAGTTAGCTTAGTAAGTAATTCATTTACTAAAGCAGGTCTATGCTTACCCCAAATCCTTTCACTGAAGTTTAATCCATCACTAGTCCAAGGCTTAGAAATAACTTTATTTATTCTGTTAGTATCAAGACTCATTAAACTCCAACCAACGTTTACTCCTTGTTGAACATTAAAAGCTGTATGATAGTATCCACTTGTATAAATATCTCTCATTAGTTTATCAATACCATCAAGTTCATTTCCATATAAAACTTCTACTTGTTGCTGTATTTGCAGTTTTAAAGCTTCAAGCCTTGTTATATGAACTCTTGCACTAGCATTTTCTAACTCTTTCATCCACTTTTGATTTATAGCATTTTCTTTACCATATTTAATATATTCTTCTACACTCCATTTAAACTCTTCTAGTTCTCTTGTATTTAGCAGTTTCTTAGCTTCCAATAAAGATATTCCCTCATTTTCAGTGAATCTGTTATACCATATAAGTATATCTCTTTCTATATTAGACATTGCTAGTTTATATTGTTTTTCTAATTCAAGATAATATTTTATACTTTTATTATTCTGAGCTTCTTCTAATTGTTCAAATCTCTTCCTCCAATAATCTTTATGTTTCATCTATAACACCATCTTGATTATTAGGAATTAAATCATCATACTCTTTTTGAGTATCTTCCTGTTTTTTAAGTCTTTCAAGTTCGTCATTAACATCCTCGACCCAAGGATGGTTAGAAACAATAGTTTCATCTGATACAATTCCAGTTGATTTAGCTGCCATATCTATCTTTTCAGCTTCATTTATTATCATAGAGTGATTAAAAGTAATTTGAACTGTTTTATAATCATAGCTCTTACTACCACTTATCTTTAAATACTCACACACAAACCATAAAAGCTCTCTAATTGCTTTTTTAAACTTCTTTTCAGTCTTAGAACATTTTAAGTCAAGTAGTGAATATAAAAATTTAAGTGCTACACCCGATTTGTCACCTGTGTTTTGAGATTCTGGATTAACTCCTTGACCAAAGATAATTATATTCTTTTCCAATCTATCAAGAAGCTCCTTTTTAGCTTCAACTGGTATATTTATCTCTAGTTTATCAACTCCACCTCCACCATCTACTTTAATTGATTTATAGTATCTTATATTATCTATAAACTCTTGTAGACTTGTTCCTGGATATTCTTTTAATACATAAATAACCTCTTGTATTTCATCTAAGTTATCTGCTAGTGTAGAAATATTATTGTCATATATATCTATTAATGATTTATAGAAAGTTAAATCTGAGACACACTTTTCATTATTTTTAAAAGGTATAAATGGAACTTTACCCCAACCCTGTTCTTTGTTATTTATTCTAAAATGACCTTCTTGTATATCAGTCATTTTTCCATATTCATCATATAAAAATTCTTGAACAAAACTATTACCTCTTTCAACAAAGTAAGTTACATCATTTTCTGTGTAGTACTCAACTCTTTTTATTTTATTTCCATCTATATCTTCAATATAATAAAACCTAATAAATGCAACTAATTCCCTCTGTCTTTTACTATCCCAAATAGGAATTGCTTCTTCAGCTGGAATTATTACATATTTAAACTCACCTTTTCTATTAATATATGGATGTAACCATTCAACCCCTTTATTACTAGCATTGAGATATAGTTCTGTTATTGTATCGTCAAACTCTTCTCCTAGTAAGTCATTTAAAAGCTTAGTGAGATTATCATCATCTGCATTAAATACGATTGGATTTCCAACACTATAGCCCACTTTTTGGTCAACTAAAAGCTTATGGTAGTTGTTAATTGCTTTATTATTAACCTTAGTAAAATCATCAACCTTAGCTCCATCTAAGAGATAATATCTTCTCTTATTGTTTACATCAGTATTACCATAATAGTATTCTTCTCCTTGTTTATATTTCTCTGGTCTATGTTTTAAAATATAATGCTCTATAACTTTTACTAGGTTAAATGTGCTCTCTTTTTTTAACTGAACTTTTATTAAATCTGTTTCACTTATATAAATATTTAACGCCTCCTTTACTTTAAGAAGCTTATTCCATTATTTTTAAGCTTATTATCTATAGAATATCTAAGAGCAGCCATTGCATCATCCATAAACTCAACTGGTTCATCAAGATATAATCCAGTTCTTTCATCTTGTTTCCATTTCCATTGTTGTATTTCTTTTATGGTATTAGTGCAACTAGGATGTACATGTATTCTTAATTGTTTCAAATAATCTATTTGAGCTTTAACACTTCCTGGTCCTTTTTTAACTCCTTTAGCTTTATATCCTGCACTCTTCCACATCTTAATTCTATCTGGTTCAGCACTATCACAGTACATAAATATATTCTTTTCTAAACCTTTACTGTTTGCAATCTTTATTATTTCAGATGTATCCATTTCATGTACATATATTTCATTACATATATATAACTCTCCATCCTTAAAACCAATTCTGAGTACTACATTTGCATGATTAAAGCCAAAGTCTTGTGACAGTCTCATATTATCAAAGTATTCAAATTCCGTAGGAAATTCATGTATAACATAGTTTTTAAGTATTGCTCCACCAGTTTCTCCCCATTCTCCAAGACCATAGACTTTGTACCCTTCGGGGTCTTGCTCTTTTCTCATTTGCATTCTTCTGTAGTAAGCTTCATCTATGAATCTATTTTGTAGATAAGTACTATGATGAGTAAATATATCATCATTTTTATAGTCAAAATACTTTCTTTTTATCCAATGAGTAGCTGAAACTGGATTAAATGTAAATGTCATTTGATAGTATAGGTTAGGATTAGTTAAAATACCTCTTAAACGGTCATCTAGTATGTCTATGTCACTTTCCATAAGTTCTGTAGCTTCTTCACACCAAACCCATGTTAATTTTCCTTTCGAGAAGTTAATTGATTTTAATTTTTCTCTTTGTTTTGCATCATTAACTCCTCTGAAAATTATAGAGTTACCAGTAACTTTACTCTTAATTTCTAAAGGATTTAAAGTAGTTTTCCAATACTTATCAGCTTGTTTACCATAAATACGATTTATAGCTCCTGTAAGTTCTGCATATGTTGAATATTTGTGTGTAGCTTCTGATTTTCTAACTACTAATAAGTTAGCTCCTTGATACTTTTTATCTCCTAACTTTAGTATATAATCCTGTGCCACATTAACAGATTTTCCACTACCTGCTGAACCTTTCATTGCTCTGTATCTTTTTTTAGTGAAGTTAGCTTCTTTAAAAGATGGATTAAATTTTATTCTAACTATCATTGCTATCACCATAATCTACACTTATTTTCAACTCATCATCTCCAATATCATCCTTACTTAGGTTATCAACCTCACATTTTAACTTCTCAACTCTAGTTTTTTGCTCCTCTGTAGCCAAATTCCAATCCTTATGAATCATTTCATCATACTGTTTAATTAAACTTCTAAGTTCACTCATAGCCCTACTCTGTGCATTAAGAAAAGATGCTTGTCTATCCCATGCAAATTGAAATTCATACTCTATCTTCTCTCCATTTTCTGTGCTTTCATGTTTCTTTAATTCCTTAATCATTTCTTCCTTGTCTTTAACATACATTATCTTTTGTGCTCTTATTATTGCTGCGTATTGAATTATTATCTGTTCCCAAAGAATATCAAATTTATCTTTTATAGATATTTCTTGTATCAATTCCCTAGTTTCTTCGGGTAGATATTTTGAGAAGAAACCAAACTTTTCAGCATTCTTATTACCAGGTGGACCAGTGGCATTTTTATTACCTATGGGTGCACCTCTTTTATTTTTAGATGCACCCTTCTTTTTTTCACTAGCCCAGTTGTATCTTTTAATCCATGACTTTAAAGTGTTTAAACTAATGTCATACTTTGCTGATATTTCCTTTTGTTTCATACCTTTTAGGTAATCTTGTTTTACCTTTTCTTTGACATCTTGCACATCACCACCTCGTTTGTTTGTCGTTTTGGGAATAAAAAAAGAACTCACTTGGAGTTCTTTAACTAATATAATATTTTATGTGATTATTGTTGTATTCCTCTTCCTTGTTTTTTATAAATTTTTCTATCTCTTCATTTTTTATTGTATAGTCATCTTTAAAATTCTTAAGTTTTTTATTAGCAAAATAAATTAACACAAAGAATAGAATTGCACCTATAATACCTATTACAATAAACATTTTTGTATCTTTATCTACTTTTGAAAGCACAAAGAAATCTATAACAACAATAAATAATGATAAAAACGCACTTAAAAAAGAAATAACGCTTCCAAAGATAAATAAAAACATACCCACAAAATCAGTTGTATTGCACAATCTATCAATTTTTTTATATATATTATTTAAACTTGAATTGTGTTTTTCCCAATAATCTACTATTAATATCTTGTGTAATAATATAGAATCATTTTTATCAATAATGCTGAAAACATAATTAGGTATAAAACAATTTATTAAGCTATTTTTATCTTGAAAAAAAGTGATAGAATTTATATTTTTATCTTTTCTATATTCTTCTACATATGGTAACAATATTTTTTCAAAATAAAGCTCTTCATAATTCTCAACCTTCTTTTGACTGCTTTTATAAAATGTAACAATCAATGCTATTGCACTAGAAAGCCATCCTAATTCTTTAAATTGCTCAAAACTATCCATATTCATCCCCCCCAAAGTATAAAATTCAACTTCAAGGGGCAATATCCTTCAAAAAGTATTAGATAAGCACAAAATAATATAATCTGTTTACTCAAAATAAAAATAACTCTTATTATTCATATAAATTTTCACTTTTTTGTATTAAATAAATATCATTACCTAAATACGATGATTTCAGATTTATATTCTTTAAAGTTTTTAATTTCCCATAAGATATATTAGTTATTATAACAACTTCATTGTCAGACTTATAGACTGAATATCCAAATAATAACCACAAAGGGTTTAGATATATAAGATTTAATTTAATATACATTAGACCAATTAGAAAATATAAAATCAGATTTATTGTCATTGTTTTTGTACTAAGAAAATCTGTAGATAAAATTGGAACAATATAAGTCATCATATAACTAATTATTGTATCTTCAGTCTTATTAAAAGACTCAAATTTGTGATTTTCATTTCCCTTTGTACTTTTTAAATCAATTAAAGTAATAAATGAGATGATTACAAGGATAAATACCCCTATTATAAATAAAGAAACTATTTTATCTTCAAATCTTATTATTAACTTAATCTTATCAAAACTATTAATTTTATCAGAATATATAGTAAGTAATATTAAGTATAAAGGCAAGTATGATGATACAAACATTTTGATTCTCATGTTTAAATAGTTCAACCTATTCATGCAACCACCTCCTTTTATTTAATTATATACTATCATCAATTCCTTTTCTATCATGGATTATACTCTTATAATAAGAATCTCTTACTAATCTTATTATGTCCATTAATTGTTCTTTATTTTCATAAATCACTTTATCTCTTTCTCCGTTTCTATCTATATTTATATCTAATTGAAATAAGTCAATTGCATTAACGACATTAGCAAAATCATCAAAACAATTTTCTAATTGTGTCTCTTCACTTAACATTTTAGTCAAAGTTCTTGTAATTCTTCTATCATTTAAACAATCTTCTTCAAATTGTTCAAAGTTATCTATCCTGTTAATGTCTCTTATTATATCTATAGTGTTTTGAGCCTTTTCTAAATATTGATCTGCTATAGAGAAAATCCTCTCTAATGAAATATGATTAAAAATTAAAACATCCTTACCATATATAGCTATATCTATAAAACCATCTAACCCTAATAAATTAGAATCTAATTTTTTAAACCTATTATTTTTTATAAAACCCATAAAACCTTTACTTGATAATTTTTTAAATTTCGTTACTCTTCTAAAAAAATTTATTTCTTTTTCTTGATTATTTTCTTCAAATTTTATATTCAGACAGTAAAAATTCAATTTATTTATTATATTATTTTCAATATTATCTCTAGATAACTTTTCTTCTCTATAACTTTCTATAACTTTTTCATAGCATCCTATATATTCTATGTCGCAAGTTTCAATAGTTTCATCTTTATATCCAATTGGACTAAACATAACCTGCTCAATATCCTCAAATCTCAATAAATATTCACATACTAAGTTTTTCAAGTAATCTTGTAAGCCATCTTCAATTGTTGGAGAATAACTTATGTAATTTATCCCCCTCTTCATAGTGAAATATAATCTAACTTCAGACCTTTCCAGTTTTAAAATATTCATTATTTCCCTTATATTCATAAATGCTCCATCTCCTTTCAAAATATAAATTTCTACACTAAAACATAATATCCTCCAGCAATCGTTCGACAATTGAAGAATAAGCTGTGTTTTTATGCTAAAATTTTACTGAAAGGAGGTGTTAAACTATGAACATGATTCCAGTTTCATCAAGTAGAATTAGAAGTGTTGGGTGGGAAAACAACACTTTATATGTTCAATTTCATAATGGAGTAACCTATGCTTATTTAAATGTAAGTGAAACAGAATATCAAGACTTCTTAAATTCTCCATCTTTAGGTTCAGAGTTATCAAGACTTGATAAGATACCTCCTTATCATAAGCTTTAATTAACAAGAAACGACTAATCTGATAAATTAGTCGTTTTGATGTTTTACTGGTATACCTATTTCTATAGACAATAATTTTATTCCATCTGTTGAAATAACAATACTGTTATGGGGAGTATATTTTTTATTCAAATATTCTAGTATTGGTTCACATATTTTACTCAGTTCTTCAATTTCTTTTTTCTCCATGCTACTATCCTCCTTCTAAATACTACTAGTTCCTTCAACCTTTCTTGCTTTATTTTCTATTAAAAATTAATCTAAATTTTTATTTATATATAATTCTATCTCTTTAAAATCATTTCCATATGTACAATCTATTATTTTTATACCATCTACATATTTATGATTTAATTTATAATCATATATTTCTTTATAATATCTAAGTTTACTTTCGAAGTTTGTATTTTGAATAATTATTATTTCTTCACTTGGGTATTCTGTTATATTTATTTTTAAACTTATATATTTTTTATCTAACAACTTTGCTTTACAAAAGATTTCCTCTAGATTAATCATATCCATTTTTTATTCTCCTTCGTTTAAAAAAGAAAAAGACTAAGTCGGGGTAGCTTAGTCTTTTTAAAGGGGGAATATATTATACACTTGTTTCATACTATCATTATAACTTATATAAAATAACAATAAAATATCATCATTTTATCACAGTTTTATTTTTAGACCATCAACTCCAAATAGGTATATTCCAAGTTCTTTGACCATTTCGTTTACCCAGCGTCTTACTGTTGCTACTCCACAGTGTAAAAGTTCTGCGATATCCTCATATGTCTTTTCTTTAAAAAAATATAACTCTAAGGCTTTGTATTTTTCTAAGGACTGCAACTTATTTTGTGTTACTTTTAATGTTTCTAATGCCATATCTATATGTGCTACCATAATTAAGGTTTTTGCCTTACTTCTTTTGATACTTAATATATATAAATCCTCTATATCTAGACATAATAAATCATCATAATCACTTTTAACATCTTCAATGTCACTAATAGAATTTGCAATATGACTTTTTAAATCGTTATAGTGCTTTAACAAAAGCTTAGTATTATGAAAGACTTCTCTTTTTTTATTTTCTTTTTCTTCTTTTCTTAACTCTCTTACAATTTCTTTTATACTTTCTTTATCCACTTAAATCACTCCTTCTTGCTCTCTTCGAACAACTTCTACTGCAATACTTAACTTTAGATTTATCCAACTTATAAAATCTTCTACCACACCAAGCACATCTTACTATTTTACCTGGGCTTATAAGTTCCATCTTTTCTTTTTACTTTCATACCTTCACTCCCTATATTCTTTTAATTTTGCTTTGACTGCTTCAAGTAATGCACTTTGTCCTTTATCTTTATTCTCTAGAGCCTCCATTACTTGTTCATCTATTGTACCTTTACAGATTAGATGATGGATAATAACAGTTTCCCTTTGACCCTGTCTATAAAGCCTTGCATTAGCTTGTTGATACAGTTCTAAGCTCCAAGTTAATCCAAACCAAACAATTATACTTCCACCTGATTGTAAATTAAGTCCATGTCCTGTACTTGCTGGATGACAAAGTAATAATTGTATTCTTCCATTATTCCAATCATATATATCTTTTGAGTTTTCTATTGTTCTTGGTTTCAAACTCTTAAACTCTTTCATTAAACGATTATAATCATGTTTATAGTTATAAAAAATTATAATAGGCTTACCATTTGAAACATCTATAATTTCTTTTAAAGCTTCTAATTTTTCTCTATGGAGTTCCTTTACATTTTTATCATTATCATAAATTGCTCCATTAGCTAATTGTAAAAGTTTATTTGCTGCTACAGCTGCTGATGAAGCTGTTATTATATCTTTATCTAATTCTAATATCTTCTCTTTTTCTAATTCTTTGTAATATTTAAGTATTTTATTATCAAGGTGTATTTCAATTTTATTATCTATTTTTCTAGGCATATTCAAATAATCTTCTGCTTTTAAGCTTATACAAATATCTTTTATTTTATTATGTATTGCATTTTCTGCTCCATCTTTAGGCTGCCAATTATAGATAGCTCCTGTTTGATAATTTTTTTGTCCTGGCTCAAAGTATCGTTCTTTATATCCTGTAATAGTTTTACCTAGTCTTTCACCTCTATCAAGTAAGTACATCTGTGCCCATAAGTCTATTAAACTATTTGGTGTTGGTGTACCAGTAAGCCCAACTACTCTTTTAGTTAAAGGCAATACTTTCTTTAAACTTTTAAATCGTTGTGCTTTATTTGATTTAAAAGAACTAAGTTCATCTATCACAACCATATCAAATGGCCATTTTCTTTTATAAAAATCCACTATCCAGGGTACCATTTCTCTATTTATTATATAAATATCTGAGTCTGTACTTAAAGCTCTCACTCTATCTAATTTACTACCAAGAACTTTAGATACTTTTAGATGCTTTAGATGTTCCCATTTTTTTACTTCACTACTCCAGGTATCTCTTGCAACTCTTAAAGGTGCTATAACTAAAACTTTTGATATATCAAAGTAATCATACATTAATTCACTTATAGCTGTTAGAGTACAGACTGTTTTACCTAATCCCATATCTAATAATAAACCTATATTATTATTATCTATAGTTTTTCTAATTGTGTATTCTTGGTATGGATGTGGTTTAAATTCCATCCCTTAACCTCCTTGATAAAATCATCTATCTCTTTTAATGTGCTTACACACTTAACTTTAAATCCTAATTCTCTTAATTCTCGCATTTTATACTGTTGAAGCTTCCTTAGTTTTTTACCTGGTGCTTTAAGTTCTACAAATATAACATGTCCTTCTGGTAATAAGACAATCCTATCTGGCACACCTGCCTCACCTGGTGAAATAAACTTCATAGCCTTTCCACCTAACAACTCAATCTCTTTTTTAAGTCTTTTTTCTATTTTTGATTCTAACAAAATATCACTTCCTTAAATTTAGGTGTCTACAATGTCTACAGATTTTCTATATATATGTATATATGCATATTAGGCATACATATATATATACATATATGCCTAATATTACTTTTATTACTTTATATATAATTTTTGTAGACATTGTAGACGTTAGTATTCCATACATTGCAATTACTGCATCTTAGGTGTCAACATAAGCGTCAACAAAGCCATTTTTTTTGTTGACATTGTTGACACTTTTAAAATTTTCAAATTTACTCTGTTTTTAATTCTGTTGACACTAACTTTTACGTACATAAGCTCTCTGCCTACCATATATTTTCCCAAACCTTAAATTTCCATTATATGATATCCAATCATCTAATCCTTTTAATATATCATTAATTTCTCTTGATAAGATAGGCGTGAGTTGTTTAGGTTCTCCATTAAATAGCTCAACCCATATCTCCATAACACACGTTTTTTCTCTTAATATTGTCCCTTCTTTTAAATCACCAAAATCTGAACCATGAATATATTCTCTCTTTTCTGAAATACTTAAATCATACCAATTCTTAGTAATAGGTTTATTTAGATACTCTTCGATAATTCCAGATTTAGCATTTTCTTCTGAGTGAGTTCTTTGTTGTCTTTCAGCTTCTTTTTTCTCCTCATCTGATAGATATAACTGTTCATTGGCTTTATATAATTCTACTGCTTCTGCCCAAATTTGATTTCTTTCATTATCAAGTTGGCCATTAAATATACTCTTGTTAATCTTCTTTACTCCTGTATCTATTGGCCAAAACCTTCTATTCCCAGTCTTATCTCTTAAAAATTCTTTATCATTAGTTGTTCCTATAACTACACATTGACGTAAAAATCTTGAGGTTCTCTTCCCATATGCGACCCTATATATATCCTCTGATTTGCTTAGAAAATGCTTAACTGCCTCAATATCTGCTTTTTTAGTAGCCATCATTTCACCCATTTCCAGCAACCATACTCCTTGTAATTGTTCATACGCTTCTTTACCTTGTACAGTAGTTAAACTATCAGAATACCAGTCTCCACCAAGTTTTTTAATAAAAGTACTTTTTCCCATTCCTTGAGGACCAGATAAAACCATCATATTATCAAACTTTATTCCTGGATTAAATATTCTTGCTACTGCTGCTACTAAAACTTTTCTTATTATAGTCCTTGTATAGTGGTTATCTTCTGCACCTAAATAGTCAATTAAAAGTGTATCCACTCTCTTAATGCCATCCCACTTTAAAGAATTTAAATAATCTTTTATAGGATGAAAAGTATTATTTTCAAAAGCAATTATTAGAGCATCATTTACTTTTGATGGTGATGAGATATTGTAAATTGTTTCTATATGATGTCTAAGCCCAGAATCATCACTATCATTCCAATCATTTAATTTATCATCTTTTCTCCAAGGTAACTTACCTAAAACGACAGCTCTATTTGAAAATTCATTATAAGCTATTTTTCCTTTCAAATATGGGTCATTTTCTATAAACATTAAGATATTGTTTGTTGTTTTCTTATAACTTCCCTTATTGTCATAATCTAACCTAGTTAACCATTCATCATCTTCAAAATCTATATCACCAAAATCATCCTTAGCTTTATCAAGGTTTTCTCTTCCTATAGTCTTTCGTACTTTAGTGTCACTGCTTGCAAATTCGCTCATTCGAGTAAATGAAGGTAATCTATTTACAGGCGTTTCGGGTTTAGCATCTTCATCAAGTTCACCAAATTTATGTATCCTAACTAAATCAAAAGCATTGCATAAAATTCCGCTTGCTGGGTCTGTACCATGATGACTATATGAAAACTTGTCATCATAAATAACTACTCCACCACTTGTACTACCTTCTGAATATGTATACCTGGTTTCATCAATACCAGGAATATATACTTCATTTAAGAAAGTTTCTATAGTTTCTTTTATACTATAGGACCTGCAAAATGCACCTATAATTCCAGCCTTTTCAATAGGGTCTTGTTGTTTTTTTAATTGTGTATTAAACTTTTGCCTCTCCCTCGAACTTTCTGGCCAATAGCTTACATCTGTCCAGTCTAAATATAAATCTAGTATTTCATTTGGGTTTAAAAACTCTCCATCTTGAAATTTAAATATATAGTCTCCATCAATTGAAGTACTTGGAAAATACATAAGTCTATGAGGTTGATATGTAGTATCATCAAACATATCTATTCCTATAGTATCGGCTATCATCCTGGAAATTGCTTGATATTCTTCTGGTAGTACTGGTCTAGTTAAAGGTATTACAAGTCTATATCTGGGATTATTCTCAGTATGTGAGTGCGTAGAATACATAAGACAAGCATAATCATTTAATAATGTTATATCCTCCCATATATCTTTATTCGCATAATCTATATCTAAAGTTATAATACTTCTATTTGCAATATTCTCTGCTTTTCGTCTTCCATTTTTTAAGCTTCCACCTACAAATCCACCAACATCTTTAACTCTATCTTTTTCAGTCTTTGACATCTTCCTATATTCTGTATATGTTTCTTGAGTTCTTAATGTTTTACTTAATCTATTTACAAGTTCGGACCATAAAATACTTTTATTTTTCCAATGTGTTTCTAATTTATTTTTTCCTATGGCCAGCATGAGTTGGCCATCATGTCTTACATTTATGTGTTCAATTTCACTGGCCTTTATATCCATAAATCAATCACCTAGTCTTTCTTATAATAATCACATTCATATCCATCTGCTTTAAGAGGAAGACCTTTAGCCCAAGATATTTCTTTTCCCATAATACTGTTAACTTCTTCTAAAGAACCTCCTTTTTTATCTACATCAATTACAAGCTCATCATGTACATGCATTACAATGCTATAACCTGCATCTGTCACATTAAACATAGCCTCTCTTAAGCAATCTCTAGCTGTAGCTTGAACAATATTCTCAACTAACTTAGGTCCATAAGTATCTATTCTTTTCCATTGTTTACTTGTCTGTTCCATACCTTCATATGTTATCTTATCTCCACTAAATGTAGTATGTGGCTCTATCTTAGGCCTTAGATACGATAATCTTCTACTACTTGGTAGTTCTATAAATAAAACGCCTGGATTATAAATAAATTTAATCCCATGTTGAATTTCTACTATAGTCCTATCTTTTATAGCTTTTTTAGCTGCCTTATCTACATCCCACCAAAACTTAGTTATATTTGGATTAGCATTTCTCCATGCAGTAACAATAGGTTGAAGCTCTTCTTCTTTAAGCCCCATTTTAATAGCCCCCATAGAAATTAAGGCCCCTACACTTCCACCATATCCATTCGATAATTCTGCTAGCTTTCCTTTTTGTCTAAGTTCAGAACCTTTTTTAATACTTTCTATTGGAACTTTAAACATCTGACTAGCACTAGCTTCATATATTTTTCCATGAGAATTAAACACATCCAGCCTCCACTTCTCACCAGCAAGCCAAGCTATAACCCTAGCTTCTATTGCACTAAAATCTGATACTATAAATCTATGACCTTCACTTGGTATAAAAGCTGTCCTTATCAATTGACTTAAGACATCTGGTACACTATCATATAAAAGCTCTATTAAATCAAAGTCACCTTCTTTTAATAGGTTTCTAGCTAGGTCTAAATCTTCTATATGGTTTTGTGGTAAATTCTGTACTTGTACTAATCTTCCTGCCCATCTACCAGTCCTATTAGCCCCATAAAACTGTAGTAGACCTCTTACTCTATTGTCATTACCTTTAGCTAATTTCATAGCCTCATACTTCTTTATAGAGGTTTTAGACATTAATTTTCTAAGTTCTAAAGTTCTAACTACATTTTCATCATCAACTTGTTTTAATATTTCTGGAATACTTTCTTTTGTTAGGCTTGTAATCTCAAAGCTAACTTTATCACTTAACCATTTTTTTAATTGAGCTGGACTATTTGGATTATTTAGACCAGTTATTTTAATTGCTTCTTTTGTAAGTTTTTCAGTATATCTTTTATCACATTCTATTGCATTCTCTATTAACTCTGTATCTACTTTAATACCAGTATCATTAATTCTCTGGTCTAAATACCATAATTTAATTTCTCTTTCGGTAGTCTTATACTTACTAAGTTTGTTTCTTATTTCTCTTTCAACTACAACATCTTGTTTACAATATTCTTTAAATTTATTCCATTTTTCCATATCATGTATTGGTAAATTTCTAGTTCTTCCCTTGTTAACTTTTGTAGCCTTACAAGGTTTACAGAAATATTGTATTAATGCTTTACCTTCTTTCATTTTCTGTTTATCTTCATTAAACTTTAAAGCCTTAGACACACTATCTAAACTTCCTGGAAGTCCTAGTGTTAACGCCTTTATCATTGTACATGACCACTCATTTGGTTTTAAATTAATATTTAAAAATTTACTTATTGCTGTTCTTTCAAAATTAGCATTAAATGCTGATTTTATAACTTTATTATCATTTAAAGCTTCTATTACTTCTTTTGGTAACTCTTCATCATTTACTAAATCAATAACTTTTACCTCTTCATTATCAAAAGCATAGGCAAATAACAGTATCTCAAAATTAGCAGAGTCTACATATCTGTAGACTCCAACTTTTTTTATATCTAAATCACTATATGTTTCTATATCAATTGATAAGGTCCTCATTAACTTAAGAAGTCCTCTTCTTCATCTTCATATTCAAAGTCATCTGAGAAATCTGCTTCTGCACTAGCTCTAGCTCCTCCAAGTACTTCTCCATCTGCTAACTTTTGAACATTTTGTAAGCCACAACCTATTCCTTTATTTCCTGCACTATTATATGGGAAAAAGTTTATACTAACTCTTCCATAACAACCACTATATACCTCTGTATTATCTAATATTTCATTTAAGTCTTTATCAACTATTCCTGGCTTTTGAGTACTATTTGCATTTAAAAAATACATTCCTACATATTCCTCTGCTTCGTCAGCTCTTTCTGCGTCTCCATCACGAATAGGTGTTTTTAAATTACCTGGTAATTTTCCACCCCATTTAGAAGTTTTACCTTGTTCTTTAGCTGCATCAATAGCCTTCTTTATTCTTCCTAAAGTCACCTTATCTGATTTTGGTATTAAAATACAAACTGAATACTTGGGCTCTGCACCTTCTACCATTGCTCTGCTTTTAAAGATATTGCAATAACTTAATCTTACCTTTCCTGTTACTACCTTTGTTGATTGTACTGAATTACTCATAATTTTCTTCCTCCTAATATTTTTATATTTGGTATATTGATTTTATATTTGAAGTTATTTCTCCAAATTTATCTAAATCTCTAACTTGCTTACTAAACAATTTAATTCTTCCACAAATAACTGTTGAAGAAACATTTAATAACTCTCCTATATCAGATATCTTTTTATCTTGTAAAATCCAATCTACTATTTTATCAATATCTTTTAAATATGACTTTCTTGCAATTTTTCTTATATAATCAACATCATAGTTAAATTGAATTTCATAAAATCCATGTATATCTTTTAATGGTCTTTTACTATCTTCAAATACACTTACATCTAAACCTTCTATAGAGTTTCTATAATGTTTTTCGCCATAACGCAAAGCTTTAAACATTTCTATTCTTATGTAAGAAACAGCCACTGTAGAAAACTTGCCTCTGTTACTATCATAATTTAATGCTGCTTTATATAACCCAATACATCCTTCTTGATAAAACTCTTCATATAAGTATGGATGTTGCTCTACATAAGACTTAAAAAATCTATTTATACTAAAATGTACAAGATTCAAATTATTTTCAACTAGTTTAGTTATTTCTTGATTACTCATAAAATTATATCCCCTTTTAAATCTTTTTATAGCTACTAGGAATTAAATATTTTTAATTATCCTTTGCTCTTACTGATACAAAGCATACTGGACTAACTTTTATATGTTCTGGTATATACACTCTATCAAGATGATTGTCATTTACTTCGAGGAAAGTTGACATCACTTTATCCTTTATTAAACTTTCTCTTTTAAAATCCATCACTGTAACTTTTGCATTTTCTTCAGTTGAGTTATATTCTGTAATATTTAGTCTCTTTAACATATCTAGTAAATTATCTTTTTCATAATCTAAATCTTTTTCGATACTCTTTTTTCTATCCTTTAAATCTAAAATTATACTTATGCTTTCATCTAATTTATCTTTTATACCTGCATCTAATGGCATGTAATATCCCCCATTTATATTTCAAAATCTTTTTTCGCTGAATCTATACTATTAATTTCTGACCTTTTATCACTTTCTACTACTAAAGTAGCTTTTCCAACTGGTTTTATAATTAAATCACTTAGTAGTTTAGCAAAACTCTTTTTACCTATAGCTTTCTCCATATCACTAATTCCTTTTAAGGTCCTTGGCTTATAAATTTTTTCTTCATCATAATCTGAATTTAATAAAACCTTAGCAACTTCTTGCTCATCTATATACTTTCTATTACTTCTGCCTTCTACAAGCTTATATCCTGGATATTTAACACCATGCTTTTCAGCTTGTTCTAGTGCATAACTTTGAACATCCTTTAACCAATCTTGTATATTCTTAGCAAAACCTAAAATATCTGCTATCTCATATTTATTAAGAGCAAATGTGTCAGCAAAATCATATTTTCTAGCTAGTTTAAGGTTATCCTCAGCTCTTTTTCTGCAATCATTTTTAGCTCTACAAAATCCACAATGACTGCCACTTACAAACTCTCCTTCACCATTAAAAGCCATTTGAGCCTTCTTCTTAACATTATCTGCCCATGTAAGTAATTTAGTAACTTCTATTTCTTCACTTGATATGTTATCAAGTCTAGGTTGAATTATTGTTGTTTTAATTAAATCAATATCGTATAGCATTTCAAACTGATTATATGCCCCTAAACCATATAGTCTAAGTTGAGGATTCTCTATAGCTGAAACTTCTAAACCTTTTCCATACTTTAGGTCTATAACTTGAAGTATACCATCAGATATTACAACAACGTCTCCTGTTCCAAATCCTTCTGGAACCCACTCACTAAAATCGAGTCTTTCTTCTAACATCACTATTACATCATCACATATAGCTTTACTATCATTTACTAATTCAACTACATTCTCAACATAAGATTGTATATAGTCCTCCATTTCAGAGTTATAATACTCACTTTTCTGTATCTTTTTAATTCTTGCATTATATGCCTTTTTACTTATTTTTTCATACTCTAGCATTAATTTAACTTCTGCTAATTCATGTGCAACTGTTCCTTCTTCTGCATATATACTAGTTGATGGTGGATAGTTTTCTTCTAATTTTATACTAGGAGTGCAGTGAAGCCATCTATGGGCTCCACTCGCACTAAGTCTTGCATGTTGTAATGGCATTTATGTACCCCCTATAAACTTTCTAATTTGTTCATAAAAGCTGAATAATCTTCTTCTTTTACTTCACTTAACTTACTAGCTCCAAATTCACCAAATAACTCCTTAAGCTTATCCTTCTTACCTGACTTACTTACTTGTGCTGCCTTAGTTCTTACCTCTTCTTTTGTGTATTTAACTTCACTAGTTGTATTTTCATTATTCTTTTCTATTTCTTCCTTTGCTTCTGCTATTTCTTCTTTAACGTCTTCTTTTACTTCTACCTTTTTAATCTTTTCAGCTTTTTTAACTTCAACTTTCTTCTCTTCTTTCATATCTGTTATATTTATAGGTTCTATCTGCATTGCTTTTCCTAGATTAAGACCTCCTAAAGCATTCGCCACTACTAATAGTGCATTTGTAAATTCTGGTGCTTCTACTTTAACTTTTACATTTACATTAACTTCAACCATTTTAAATATCTCCTTTTTGTGTTATACTTTACTTGTGTTATATTTTATTTTTTATTTTAGATCGGAAGAGCACACGTCTGAACTCCAG